CGTCCGGGAGGTGCACTTGATACTTGATCATGGGATAGAAACCGTGTTTTCCCGTGCGACGGGTCACATAGCGATACAAGCGTCCGTGGCCGCCATACAGCAGGCCTGCGTCGATAAAATCGTCGCTCCGGAATATCGCCTCCACTTCCCGGAATGCGGCGAACGGTTCGGCCGACATTTCCGTATCCGACCCATCGTTCTCTATCAGTTGCGGGAAGCGCTCGATCGAGCAGGTTACGCGGTATTTTTGCGCATAGAGGATCGCTTCCGTGCGCAGCGCTCCGAACACATAGAAAAGCAGCGGGCGCTCTCCGGCCTGTTCACGGGCGAGCAGGTCGAGTTGGAACGCCTCTGGACGACGGCACAGCGACTCCAGCACGTCGGACAGCACGTCATCCGCATACGGGAGAATGCCCAGGAAGGAGCACCAGCGCCGGGAGCCGCGCCGCCAGTCATCGTAATAACGGCTGATGTAGGGCGTCAGGGCAGGAATCATATCAGCAGGCAGTTTGGCGGCTCGCACTCTGCGAATAGATCGCCATGCTTACCAGTTCGTCGATTGTTTTCGAATCCTTCTGTTTGTTAAGGAAGGTGTTGTAGAGGTTGCGCAGCCGCTCGGCCGGAATCTTGTTGAAGCTCTCATAGCGTGTAGCGCGGCAGGCGATCGCTTTGATTTGCGCGATATTCTCCTCCTTGCCCTGCATCCGCAGCCATCCGCCAATGGCGGCGATGGCCTGCTTGCGCAGGCGGTCCATCTTCAGCGCGTCCCGATCCAAACGGCGCTCCAGTTCCCGGCAAATGGCCAACAAATCGTCGTTGCCGATGTCCGCCGAACTCTCCACGCCGTACCCTTCGATGATCGTCTCTTTCTCCTCGGCCGACAGATGCAGTCGGCTGCAAAGGGTGTGAAACTGCCGCAGCAGCCACTTTTTCTGTTTGTCCATGATATTTTGTGCCATATTTTTGAGTATTAAAGTTCTGCTCTATATTCTGCGGCTCCCTCTTCCCAGATCGTGAAGTCCTCGCCGCCTTCGCCCTTTGTTCGGTCCTCGTAGCGCGTCGTCGTGAAAACCTTGTACCCCTCGACGTGCATCTTGATATCCGAGAGTTTGCGAATTTTTTCGGCCAAAGCGGGTGACGGGTTACCCCGGTCGTCCTCGTGCGCCAGGAAGATGAACAGCTTGTTCGGGTAGTCGTTCATCAGCTTCTGGTAGTCCGCCAGCCGCATTCCGACCAGGCAGATCACCGAGTCGATGATGATCACATTCGGACTCTTGCGCTTCGACAACCGGTCCCGCAGCTCCGGGAGGGATTCCTTGTCCAGAAAGATCACTTTCGAACCCGCTGCCGCCATGTCCACGCGCTTCCAGGCTTTCTGCATCGACAGCGACAGCCCCTGTTCGAGCGAATCGAAAGCGACCTTATCGACGAATCGTGTCAGGTATTTGGCCAGCTGCAGCGCGAATGTCGTCTTGCCACTGCCCGACTTGCCGAAGATCAGCCACGACCCTTTCAACTCGGGACGTCCCAGCGCCGCCTTGAAAGGCCCGTCGAACGGAGCCGGAGCGAATTTCGCATCCGCGACATTCTTATTGCTGATCGCCTTACTCATTCGAACACAGTTTAATCATTGTTTGAAAGCCGTTTTTTCTCTGCATGCACACGCCGCTTGACCCGGCGCAGGTCGCACTCGCTGTCGTCGATGATCTCTTCGATCGTCGCGCGGTCCGTAATTCCGTTCGCCACGCAAACCGCCGCGATGTCCTCGCCATTCACCACAGGCATCGGGATGAACTTCCGGCCCACGCGCGAATAGATTTCCTTGTACCCTTTGCGGTTGGCCTTCACCCCGCGTGTGATGCGCTTCTTGAGGTAGTCCGTGGCGCAGATGATGATCCCGCAATGGTCCTCCAGCTTGTTGTAGAGCGAGATGAAGAAGTAGAGCACCTGGTCGCTCAGCTTATCGGCCTCGTCCAGCACGATGATCGGCGTGGCCTTGCGCTTGAGCGTCAAAATGGCTTCCGACATCATCTCGGCGACCGTGCTGCCCGTGGCCTCGACACCCATCGCCTGCAGCAGCTCCGTGAGGAACTGCTTGCGGTTCCAATACTCCGAGCACGACAGCGCGAACACGTCGCGGTGATGACGGGCGTAGTATTCGATCGCCTGCGACTTCCCGCACCCGGCATCGCCCGTCACGGCCAGCACCAGCGCGTTCTCCTGGGCATCGGCGAGCAGCTTGTACATCCGGTTGTAACCCTCGGTCTGGACGATGATCCATTGCCGGGCGTCGTAGCCGATCTGCGCAGCGACATTGCGCCACATTTCCTCGGTGATAAGCTCCCAGTTACCGTTAAGCATCTGCGAAAGCGTCGCAGGGCTTACGCCCTTGAGCGTCGCGGCCGCCTTGTTCTGGCTGCCCTTGTTCTCGCAATACTCCTTCAGACGGGCGGCAATGGCTTGTTTTTCGGTTGTTTTCATATTAGTAAAGATTAAATATCGACTCTTTTTTTCCGGCCGAAGGCATCGGCGCAACCTCTTCGGCCGTTTTGACTTCCAGGTTCTTCACATCCACGGGCGGCAGGCGCCGGGGTTTGCGTCGCTCCTGCTGCAGGCGCTGCTTGTGCTGCCCATTCGAATCGGATATAAGCAGGCGGGCAAGCGTATTCTGCAACTGCGGATTATCTTTGATGAGATTCGTAGTCGTTTCCGAGGCGCTGCCTATTTGTCCGAGCAAATCTTTCCGCAGGCCTCCGTTGAACTCGGCGACGCGCGAAAGCTGGCGCACATCCTCTTCGGTGCGCTCGATTTTGGCCATCGGCTGCACGTATTTGCTCTCGAGCAGGAACTGCAGCGTCCCGTCGTCATTGACGGCAAGCACATGGTCGAGGTTATCCGGGTCGTACTTCACATTCCAGCGCACGTGTGCGTATTGGCGGAACCGAGGGTCGAAGCAGTCGTAGGAACAGCGGGCGCCGAGCAGCTTCACGTTCAGACCCGAGCCCTCGAGGGCATTCTTGTAGCCCGTTTCGTCGCCGAAGTGCAGAAGATACTGCTCCAGCGGGAACACCAGACGCCGCTCTTCCGGAACCTCGGCCCACAACTTCAGATACTCCTCGCGCTTGGCGGCACGTTCCGAGGCGATGATCTGCTCGATCTGCGCACGGCAGCCGGCTTCGTCGGGAAATTTCTTTTTCAGCAGGTCTATCGCATCCGCATTCGGCTGGAGCGTTTTATTCGAGGTGATGCCGAACCCCGACCAATTCTCGAATAACTGCCCATAGCGCTTGTTGAGCGTGAGGAAATAGCGCTCGACAGGCTTCGATTTCGCATTGCCGACTTGGGCCGGGGTGTATTCCGCACCGACAGCCTCGTAAAAAGGCGTCATCTTCTTGATGGCGAAACGGTCGCTCTGGACCTGATGCGCCCGGTAACGCCGACCGAACAACTCGGCCGTATGGTTCACGGCATCCTTGAGCGCCGCCTTGATCAGTGCGGTGTCCTCCTGCCGTCCGATGGCGTAGCCGATCGGATAATTCACGCACGGGTCGAGAACGACCTCGACGACCAAGCGGTTGTGGTAGGTGGTCGCACCGTCGGCATATTCCTGGAACAACAGCTCGCAGACCCAGCCGTCCAGGCTCCACATGTAGAGCGGAAATTTCGGGCGGCGGCGCTTGACCTGCATGGCAAGACGGTTGCGGAACTCCGTATCACCCAAACGACCTGCGGACGTCAGCAAGGCGTATTTCCTCCGGTAACGCCGGATGGTCTCGACAGTGATCTGCGTCCAAGACATCTGTTCGGCGATGATGTTGTAGAACATGACCACCTGCTCGTTGTCGAAATTGCGGTGGTCGGACAGCAGCTTGATGATGACCGACTGCTGTTCGTTGGTTGCGACTTTCGCCGCGTTCCGCGTCCCGAATTTTCCTGTGACTAACATCTCGTAGTTGGGTTTGCCGCCCTGAAAAAACTGGTTGAATTTTTCCTGCAAACGACGCGGATTCTCCGGCAGCGAATGGGGGTACTTGTCCCCGATCCGACGGAGGGCACGCGCGGCACGTGCCCAAAATTCCGTTTTCTTGATCCTCGGGTAGCTCTGACGGAGCCGTTGCGAATCGGCTTTCTCGATCCATTTGCGGAACGCCTCCAAAATAGCGGCATTGTTTGAATACTCCTGCTGCTTGGCGAAGCTCAGACCTCGGGCACCCTCGACCTTATATTCGGCGTAGAAGTTCATGGCCAAGCCGTCCGGCTCGATCGTGTCGAGAAACTCCCGGCTCGCGGCCTGTTCCTGAAGGTCCGGGTGCGTCTTGTAGAGCGCGTTCTGGTATTTTACAGGAAGGCTATCAACGGCGAACAACGCTGGAGTCCCGATGCAGGCCCGGCGGACTTGCTCGATTTTACCGCGCTGAGTCATGTGTTGTAACGCTCGGATGGTTGCAATACCATCGAGGTCGTCATACGTTGCGCATAGCCTATTGTTGTATAATTCCATTCTTCGACCTTTTTATTTTTGCTCCCGTGCCGGTATCGCTCCGGAATAACGCCTTCGCGTTCACGGGAAAATCGCTATATTTGTACTATCCAACCACAAACATTTAGCGATTTATGGATAAATCAGAAGTTCTTTCGTTTATCAGCGGACTTTCCGAATCCTCCCTGCTGGCTTGCTCGCTCTTCGATGCTTGTGTCGATGAGGCTTTGAATGTTCGTATAATCCGCAACGGGGTCGAGGTCGAACGCTCCGTACAGGAGATCGCAGCGGACGCTGCCGGAAATTGTCGAGTGCTTCTAAACAACATTCGGCCAGACGTGTCTTTAACTTTTCGCGGAGTGAACGTAAATCAATATTTTCCTCAGCGGGAGAAACTACGATCTCAACTCGACCTATTAATTGCTGAATGTTCAGAATAATTCTGTTTTTGCTCATTGTATAGATTTTAAGATTGTTTCTCTGTTGGTTTGAAGGTTACCTTCAAGGCGATGCTGCTCCCTGCGAAATTCGCGGTAACGACCAGTTGCGACCATATCGGATTCGTTTCTGCCCACCCGCAAACAAGACACATGGAGAAAACCCACCACAGCCCGACCAACTTACACCTCACGGGCAGGGCAATGAACTCACGGCCCAGCAGCCGGATCATCCAATATTTCAGAAAGCGCTTCATGGTCGTTGTGTTATTCTGCCGCCGAGGTCAGGTTTTCGATCACGTCGCCCGCAGCCGTCATCGCCTCGTCGAGGTATTCGATCACCGTCTGGGCGCGGTCGCCCTTCTCGCCATCCTGAACCGAACTCGGCATGTTGTTGTAGTACTCCTCCTCTTCGGTTTTGATCTCTTCGATCTCTTGCTTGATACCTTCCGTCTTCTCGATAAGCTCCCGGAGGCTCTTTCTGCGTGTGTTGTTCATGGCCGGAGGATTTACAGCAGTTGCGAGAGTACCTCGTCCATCTTGGCCGGAGAATAGGCGTCCTCCCATTGGTTCTTGTTGGCCAAAGCGCGGGCCTGCAGCACGCGCATCACGTCGTTGTCCCGGTGGAATCCGTTCAGCACGTTCCGGACGTGGCTGTCCGAGCAGCGCATCTTTTTCGAAACCTTGTAGATGTCCTCCTCGGTGATGTACTTGTCGAGTGCCTTGAGGTAGGAGCGTTCGATGGCGTTGCGCTCCTTGCGCGAGAGCTGGGCCGTCGGCGAGATGTAGTAGCCGTACTTGCGGATCGACGGCAGAACCTCCGACGTCACCCACTTCTTGAACGACTTCGCCTCCGGCTTGCGGCTCTGCATGATCAGACTGTACAAACCCGACTCGTTAATGAAGGTGGCTTCCTGCTGCCTGCCGAGGGGGTCGGTAATGCCGACCCCACACCGCTCGTCCTCATCCAGACGACCGAGGGCGTCCTTATGATTGGCAATTCCCAAAACCTGGCAAATATCCTTGCCCATAAACCACGGCTCGCCCTTGATTACCACATTGCGAACCGTCCCGAAATCCGGGTGCTGGAAAATACTTAACTCTTTCATAATTACGATTATTTGTTATAGGTGTTATTCTTGACTACTCCGCCCCGGTCGATGGCCAGCTTACGGATTTTGCGTGCCAGCGGTGTGTCCTTCTTCCCCGACAGGGCTTCGCAGACCATTTTCGGGGTACAGCCCAGCAGTTTGGCGATCTTGCGCCCTTCGCCGTATTCTACGAGTACTCTTGCCATAGATTCAATTATTTCGTATATTTGTCAGCACGGTTAATTTGTTTTCCGTGTTGCAAATATATAAGACTATTTT